GGCATGCAAGTTGGGCAACATAGTGGATATCTGATTATGGGTTCACGACAAAAAAGCAAGCAGGATCTGCTTACTTTTTAGGTTTCTTTACAGTGCCACCAGGTGTGGTGCGGACTATTTCGTAGTACGACATGGTTTCTTTGGTTTAGGTTGTGCAAGAATTTCTTTAACTATTTTGGCTGCTGCCTTTTTCATTGCGTGTTCGGTAGAAGGTAATCCTAACATATCAAACAGCATGTTGTAACTTGGTTTTTTCTTTGCCATTATTTTCGGTTTAAAATTCTATCAATTGCATTAACGACTGTTTGTTCTGCTTCTGGGTTAGAACTAACCACACGAACTTTGCTTCTTAAAAGATCTTGCTGGTAAGCCATTAGATTTTTAGTACTTAATAACCAGGTTGCATCCCATTCTTCTTTGTCTATATTATAGGCAAAAGTCTTTTTCCAATCTTTAGCTAATGGATAAAGCTTGTCGCCTAACTTAATGAAATGCTTTTTACCGACTGTGCCTATTTGTAAGGCTGCAATATTTTTTTCTCTAGTAGTCATGATTAAATTTTTTGCCATGGTACTTGTCCTACGCCGTCTGTGATACCGACCATAGAAGCAACTAATTGGGGTAATAAAGAATAGTAATCTTCAGGTACTTCTACTTGTAAAGTTTGGTGATTAGAACGTAATTCGTAACCATTTAATCCTTTGTAAGTGTAAACTTTTAAACCAGGTAAAGTAGTAGGATCGAAATTAACTGCTGGGTTAATTTTATTTTTGCCCTTAAGCAAAAACTGTTTAATAGCAGTAAATTCTTTTCCGTCCGGAACATACAAACGAGTTTTAGTCGTATTAACTGGTCCATTATTATTTCCCATACCGTAAAAGTATTTAACGGGAACGTCTTTTTCGATTTTGTGAAAATAAATGCTTGGCATATCTTGTTATTTTTATAGGGTAAATGTACAGGATTCTTCCCAAAGTAAAAAATGTTTTAGAATTATTTTATTCTTTTACAAATAACTTCTTTACTACTATTTTTTCTCTTTCTCAATAATGAGACTTTGTAAATCCTATCAGGAAATAATTTAATTAAATCACGTAAGTAAGGATTGAAAAGATCTGGCAAAATGAATTCATATCCCTCTTCTAAATTTTGTAAAAGCTGATATAACTTTTTTTCCCTTTCTATTGTTTCGGGTCTTCTAGGGTGACCTGAAGGAGATTTGTCTGTCTTAACAATTTGGATAGTGTCCAAATCGAATTCTTTAAATTTATTCATTTGTCTTATTTTTTATAAGGCAAATGTAAGAGATAAGTGCGAGATAAAAAAATGTTTACGGATGTAACCAGATGTTGCACTCGTTCTGGATCTTGACCCAGCCAATCCCACTTTCGTAAACTTCCCAAAATCCACGCTTAGTACGTTTTGCCCGACGTCCTGCTAATAAGGGGTTGCGTGTAATGGTCATAAATCGTAATCCTGGAGCCGCTGCTAAGGCAACGCGGACTGACCCAGATCTCAACATGGGTTTTAATTGGGTGAGCGTAATAGGCGCTAGACTGAGTTTATCCCAATCTAAATTGGTTGCCAGTGCTGGTTTCTTAGGTGTCATATAACTATAATGCAGAAAGTGTTCTGTGATTAAATAAACTTCCAACTGAGCAAAGATAACTAAAATTATTTAAATATCGGTGATTCCACAGAATAATAATCATCCATGGCCAGCATAAAACTTTCACAGGCCAGAAACACTTTGGTTAAGTCATGGTAATTCTGTGGACCGTGTTGGGTGTGCTTCTTTAATTCCTTGCACCACACGTAAGCTTTGGCTAATGCCTGCTGATATTCTTTGTCGTCATCAAAGATCATCTTAAACAAATCCCAATGCTTGGCAATCCGATAGGAGATCTCGCTGACTATTTGTCTTTCCATAACAGTGAGTTTGGGACGCATGACATTATCGCCAAAGCGTTTGTACTGATCGATAGCATGTAATGCGTATTGGTCCACAATTTTCAAACCATAAGTCTTGTTAATGGTACGGAAGTTATACAGATTGTATTCGATAAACTTGTCTGCCAGGGAGTCTTGTAAGTTTTTATCTAAATTTAGGTCCATCGTCGGAGGAATTTATTAGTTTTTGTGCCATGTCTTGTCCTCCTTTCTGGAAGATTTCCTCGTAGTTCTGTGCGACAAAGTCTCCAGTACTGGCGTAAACTGGTAGAGGCGCCTTCGTCTGCAGTGCTTTCATGCGCATTGCTCGTCCTTGCATCTCTTTGTTAAACTGTTCTTGAAGTTCAGTCATGAGTTTTTTCTGACGCAATTTAAGATCTTCGTTTCTTTTTTGGACTTTCTTTCTGTGCTCTTTAGCTTTTTTACCCATAAATTATCTGCATTTTAGATGCCATATATACTCATAGTATAAAAGTCTAATTTATGGCATCTGGTCCGATATCTTCTTTTAAATCCGTGGTGGAGTATTTGAGAACTCTATCCTTATCCCATGTGAATGTTAAACAATTCACTTTCGGGCAGCTTAGTGATCTAGACATCGAAACTAACACTCAGTATCCTGTCAAGTATCCACTAGTCATGCTCATCCCTAGACGCGCGGACATAGATGCTGGGGGTAAGGTAGAGTTCTCTTTCGCACTTTCTGTACAGGATATTACCAACTACGATTTGGATATTGAGGAAGATCAACTGAATACGACGTTTATGATTTTACAAGATTTGCTTTCTCGTATCCGTCAAACCACTTGGGACGAAGTGGAAGTCTACTTGGATGTGCCAGTAGTATGTCGTCCGTTTGTGGAAAGCTTCAACAACAACCTAACTGGTTGGAGTGCAGAAGTTGTGTTCGAAGTGAAGAATCCATTTAATAATTGTGACGCAGCTTTTAACTAATGGCTAATACAGTAAAACAAACATACAACAAGATTGCTAGGAGATTGGAACAAGTACTCCAAATGCAAGCACCTATAGATACTGGTCGATTAAAAAGATCTATCGCTGTTGCGTTTGACGAAAATGGATTTGTGATTTACGATCCCACTGGTTATGGATTTTATACCCACGCGGGAACAGGTAGAGAAGCTGCAACATCTGGAGATAATCCCCGTAGCATTTACGATGCGTTAAGCAACAAAAAATACAATCCGAATCCCGGTCAAGGTAAAGGTGGAATTAAACCAAGATATTGGATGAACTTTTCGGATTCAGTGTATCAAATGATAGATGACGAATTGGAAAAAGCTTACTCCGAAGAACTAGAAGAAGACATAACCAAAATGTTAAATAAAGCAGCTGCATGATAACTTTTAAGATAGACGATAAGAAGTACAAAATTCAGACCATTACAATCTCTGACTATTACAGAATTAAAAAACATTTGTTGTTAGATCATCTGGCAGAGAAATATGAAATGCTTAGTCAACTGACTGGTTGTTCTATTGAAGACATTTCTAGAATTCCTTACAACGAGTTAATAGAAATCTTCGCACTGTTAGAAATCATGGTTCAAAAAAGTCTACTTGAACAAGTAAGTGTGGCAAGTAAAATTTCTTTAGGTGGAGTGGAATATGGATTAGTAGATTTCGATCGTATGACGCTAGGAGAATTTTCAGATTTAGATGTGTTGGTAAACGATCCTAATGCTGATAACAAATTGCACGAAATGATGGCAATTCTTTATCGTCCAATTGTGAAGCAAAGACTTTTTAGTTACGATGTGAGTGATTACGATATGGCGGAATACAAAGAGCGATGTAAACTATTTTTAGACTTACCACTTAAGCACACAAAAGCAGTGACCACTTTTTTTTTGCTTTTCGAACTAGCATCTTCCGGAGCTACAGAAATCTTTTTGAAAGCAAATCCGAGGAAACGCCAGGAGATGAAAAGAAAAATCAACAGAGTATTAGCAGGCACTGGTACTCCACAATCGCCATACTTGCAGATCGTGATCCGCTTAAAGTACAAGCAGTCACTCAATTGGGTATCAGAGAAGCTTTCAATTTTATGGCTTGGACTTATGACGAAAATAGGAAAGCTGAATCCGAATCTAAAGTAAGAAGAATATAAAAAGTTATAATGATAACCGCAGTCAATTTTAGACCAAAGTTTTATTCACCAGGATACAATCCTATTATTTGGTCTGTGACTAGTGACAAAGCACAACTCACTACCATATTTGATTTTTCTTATGTGTTCGATGTGTACATTGACGGTGTTTACATCAACAGATTTATTCAACGTCCTAATCCATCCGGAGCGGGTATGATTGATGTGGCTCCAATTGTAGAACCATTTTTAGAGATCGGAGATTTTGCCAACGAAGTAGGAGCAGAGATTAGCAAACCATTTAAGATGGGTAGCAATGCAATTTGCAACGTTAAGCTTTATGCTGGAGAACAATATCGTGCAACTTCTGGGGCGCCACTGCAGGTTTACGATGGTTTAGGAAATGGCGGAGGTAATATTGGAAATCCAAGTTATCCATTAGGAGCGCAAGGATATTTTGACGATATGGATCCCACAGACGATAACGATATTCTGCCTGTAATTGTGATTCCAACTTCTTTAAATTGGAAAGAACAACAAGCACATTTGGCTGCACAAGAAGCTAACGCAGCAGACTATTATGGACTGTTCGGTTACGTTGCTCCTTATGTGTTAAAGAACAATACCATTTATCCGCCAAGCACATGTGGTGGTCCTGGTTTATTTCTTTCAGAAGCACCAAGATCTATTGCTGGTGGTGCATGGCAAACCACAACTGCCACTCCAAGTTATAACATTACAGCCGAAGCTTTAGACTATGATCGTTACACTGTGACATTCTTAAATCGTAATCCGGTGTATGAATACTTCCAAGGATCTCCAAGTTTGTTACAGAGTGCATCTCCAAAAGTTGCTTGGTTTACTTTCTATTCTGCAACTGGAGCAATTGGAGAATACGCTATCGGTAACTATGAAGTTAACTTTGGTGGTGGACCAAGATATCAGTGTGGAGGTTCAATCGCAAGTTCTGGAACTGGATCATTTTCTAATTTCGACAATCAGGAATTTTTAAGCCTTAGAGTTGGTCCAAAAGATCTAGACGATTTAGGAGTTTGGACTTCTTTAGGTACTGTTCCTGAGTATTACACTGTGCAGTTGTTTAACGAATTAAACATTACTGGAAGTTGTGGATACACTGGAGCACCAACCGTTCCTGTTTCTGAATTATTAACCATTGACATTGTGGAAGATTGTTACTCTTATTTGTATCCGCGTGCAAGAGTCGCTTGGTTAAACTCTTTAGGTGGTAGAGACTATTGGAACTTTACCATGAAGGCAGAAGAAACTGTAGACACCACTGGACAAGATTTCTATCAAACAGAAGTAGATTGGAGTGCAACAACCCCAGTCGTTTTGTCTAATGACACGACACAAAATTGGCTCAAAGGTGGTGTAAGACAATACAACAAATCTGTTCGAAGAAAATGGACAATTACTTCTGATTTCCTAACTCAAGATCAAGTCGAGTTTTTGAAAGGTGTAGTAATGAGTTCTCAAAATTGGGTATACATAGGACAAGATGATTTTCCTTACACATGTAAAGTAAGTGAACAATCTTACACAGTTAAAACAATTAAACAAATAAAACTGTACACTGCTAACTTCACGCTAGAACTTAGCACAGAACAGTCAATGCAAAATACCTAATATGAAAGCGTTACCGCAGTTATTTGTTAGAAGATACGAAGATGCAAACGATCCTACTGCATGGACTCTTTTAGATCTTTACGATACGGATCCGATTAAAATGAACTTAAGAGTTCAGGATGTAATGGAACCTTCTATTGCTGCGGCTTCATATTCACAAACATTTAGAATTCCGCACTCTGCTCCAAACGGTAAGTTTTTTCAGCAGGCATTTAACGTTAACCAAACTCTATTTGATCCTGCTAAGAAAGCACAAGCATACATCAATGCCGAAGGTCAACTTTGGATGATGGGTGTTATCCAGTTAATGAACGTTTACCGTGAAGATGCCACTGGTAGAATAGAATATGAAATTTCTTTCATTAGTGAAGTCTCCGACTTTGCCACACAAATTGGTTTAAGTGTCGGCGGAGAAACTGGAGGATCACAAGGTGGATTCTTAACAGACTTAAATCTTTCTAAATACAATCACCAACTTAGTTACGATAACATTGTTAATTCGTGGACCCAAAACTTTGGTGGCACTGGAGGTAATCCTGGAGACATAGTTTATCCATTAATCGAATGGGGTTACAACTATACTGGTTCAGGTAACGCAACTTTTCCAACTATTCCCACACTTTCCACAACCGGAACAGTAGGTAGCACAGGATCTAAACCATTTTGTAATCCTTCCTTTCCACTTTTTCAAGGACAAATGAAACCGTCTTTACGTGTGAAAGCAATTTGGGATGCAATTTTTACACGTACAGAATACACTTACGAATCTGAATTTATTCAAGGTGATGAATGGGTAAGTCCTACAGGAGCAACTGGTGTTTCTAGATACGGAAACGAATTCAAAGATCTGTATATTATTTCAGACAAATATGCAAGAGCAACTTTATATGAAGCAGGATTTAGTGGTGGTACTGGACCAATTGAAACGATTGGTGCACAGTTAACCTCTAATTATTTTTATGCATATCCTAACTATGTTGCTAGAATTAATAATCTTTATCCAATTTATGATTTAGGTTCTAACTTTAATATTAGTTCCCAAACTTTTACTGCCACCGTCGGGGGTCAGTATACTTTAGAATTCACTGGAGCGTATCAGTGGGATGGTAACTTTCCTGCTCCAACAGGTTCTGAATATTTTGTGTTTGCTTTAAAAACTCCAGGTGGAGGAACAACTTACAACTTTAGTGTAGATAACTTTGCAGCAGGAACTTGGTACGGAAGTATTACTGCTTCTGTGACTTATACTTTTAATGCTGGAGACACCTTTCAATTTTATGGTAATGTAGTTGGTACACCAAACGTAAATCAAACAGTTTATTTTACTGATATAAAAATTACTACAACACAAACTCCAACTTCAATTCTTGACGTAAAAGCTATTCTTCCAGATAATATCAAACAAATTGATTTTATTAGATCACTAACTGAAAGATTTAAATTGGTTTTTGAACCTAGTAAAACTATACCAAAGCATTTTGTTATTACTCCTTGGAAAGATTGGATCAGACAAGGAACAGTAAAAGATTGGACTAATAAATTAAATGAAAAAAAGAGTGTAAAACTTACACCTTTATTTCAATCACAACCAAGATTTGTAACTTATAAAGATCAAGAAGATTCTGATTATCTTAACTACAACTATCAACAAGCACGTAAGCAAGTTTATGGTCAGTTAAATCAAGACTCACAAATTGAAATCATTAAAGGAATTAAAGATGTGCAAGGAATCTTTGCACCTTTACCTTTAGGTCCGATTGGTTATGGTGGAGGCGCCTCTTCGCTTGATGTGGAAGATGCAGAAACATTTTTAATTCCGCACATTGCTAAAGACGTTGTTTCTAACGACGGTCCAGGTAGACGTGAACCCATTCAACCTAAATTAAGACTTGCTTGGTATAATGGATTAGTAGGAGAAAGTGGTCCAGGATCTAACGTTTCTAAGACTTGGTATTTACAAAACGATTCTTCAGCTGCAGTTGGTCAGACAAAAGTTCCGTTGATGAGTTCTTACTATCCTCATCCATGGAATCCACAAAACTTCTTATTAGATTGGAATAATTCAACTCCAACATGGGATAATACAATTGGAGTTAATCCATCTGGTAATTCTAACTTTACCAATTTCCAAAGATTTTGGCAAGATTGGTATAACGCAACTTATGGTCAAATTATCGACGTTGAACTTCCTAACGGGCAGAACACTCAAGCTAGAGATTATGCTTATATTTTCGAAGGAGAATTTACTTTAAATTACAAAGACATTTACGAATTAAGATTTAACGATCTTATTTGGGTTAAAGATGCTTACTATTTAGTTAACTCAATTGACAATTATGTCCTTGGAGAAGAAAGCGAAACAAGAGTAGTTCTTTACAAAATTAATAACATCGATTTAGCAATTCCAGTGCCTAATCAGGCAGTTCCTAATATCTGTTATTCTTCGGAAACAATCTGTGATGCAGTTTGCTGTCAAACATTCAGCACTATTACTGTTATTTTTGTTTCTGATCCTAGCAACATTATAGTTGGAACTAGATTTTTCTTAAACGCAGCAGGTACAATTTGGGCACCAGCAGGATTTTATTCTGATGGTACTTATGTTTACACTTTAGATGCTAACTCGCAAGTTTCTGATATTAATTTAATTGGAAGTTCTCCAGCATTATGTGAGTGTATACCAGATTTAGATCCACTAGAACTTTGTTACGTTGGAGCCACAGGAGATTCATGTTTAGCATGTTGCTGCCAAGGTGCAACCGGAGAATTCTGGATGGTAGATAATTCTGCTACTTGGTATCAAAACAATATTATTTACGCAAACTCTACAGGATCTGCTTATCCAACAAATGGTTGGTATTCTAATGGTTCTAATTTTGTTTATCTTAACAATGGAATTAAAACACAATCTGGATCTTGTGACGTTTGTAACTGTTTAATTTACGATCTAACTCAATACACTGGATGTACTGGATCTACACTTTGTAACGCAGCATGTTGCGTTAACAATTTAAACTATAACTTCTGGGCAGATTCTGACGATCTAAACACTGCAACATTCTTATTCTCAGATCAAACAGGAACACCAGTTTCAGATGGTTGGTATTACAATGGTATTGCAGCAGTACAAGTCGCTGGAGGTAGTGGTGGTGTTAATGCAACAGGAGATCCAGGATCTTGCGAACCATGTGTGAATGAAACATTGGATGTTTACTTTGATTTCAAATCAAATGTAAACGGAACTGGAACATTTGTTATAACACGTTCTTTCGATGGTGTTAACTTTATGCCTGAAAGCAATAAAGATATTTCTACAATACCTGCTAACACAACATTTAATTACACTGGTGCAGTTGCAACAGGAACTTATGTTAGAGGTAGATTAACTTATGGAGCATCTCATGATACTGGTGTATTTACAACTAAAGTAGAAGGTGGTGCTACAATCAACTCACAAAACACAGTTAGATTTAGTACTTATACTTACACTCCAGCAACTCCAACAACTGGTGGTACTGAATACAGATTTAGTGTTAACTTAACTGGTACAGTTGTAGATTGTTCACTAACTGGAGGAACTGCTTGGAAATGTACACCACCTTCATGTAATATTACTGGTGGCACTGGAGGTAATTCAGTTTATGTTTACGATAACAACATTGAAGTATGTTGTGATCCGCTTTACATTTATGATGCTGGTGTTGCTCGTATTGATAGCGAAACAGAAGTATTTTTGAATGGAAATTGCACGGGTGGAACAGGTGAAGGATTCTGTTACGAATGTAACGATTTCGTTACTAACTCTTATTCTGGAAACGATTTCCATATCTACGAACAAGTTGATATTTGTGACGGACTAGATACTTCTACAATTCAGTTTAACTACTTTGCTTTAGATCGTCCAAACAGATTTAATCTTTACAACTCTAGTGGATTAGTTACCACTTCAGGTTGGGTTGGTTATGCAAATTATCCAGGACCTTGGGGAGCTTCTCTTAGTACTCCTAATAGTGGCACAATCGGTGCTCCATATACTTCTGGTATGTACTTGATTGTAGAAGCTGGACCAGCAGATCCTATATCACCAATTTCAGATACTTGGGATGGTCAATTTGTTTGCTCTACATCTTGCTTCCAATACTTAAATGAAAATGCATTTAATTGGATTGGTGATTATCAAGATTGTAATGGTACTTGGTACTATGCAACAACAGTTGCTCCAGGAGCTTCAGTATGTGCAAGATCGGGATCAGTGTTTAATATCTCTGGAGCGTTAACACAAACGTATTCGTGTATTTCATAAATAAAAAGTTATGCCTACAATAGCAGTCAATATAAACTTAACTACAATAGGAACAGGAGCAGGACCGTTTACGATTTCTGATAATGTTCTTGGTGTGTTGGCAACAAATGTTCCTAGAACATCTTTGCTAGGTAACTATGTGGTTAATGCGGACACAACAGCAACACAAATCACTGTGACATCTACTGGAGAATGTACTAATGCAATTACAATTCCAATTGATTTTCATCCGTGTGATGTTACACCTCCGCCTCCACCACCACCGCCTCCACCACCTCCACCACCAGAAGATTGTAAACAAAACGTAGTGATTAATGTGACTGATTATGGTTACATTAAGTATTACAATTGTAACACTTCAGCAACTGAATATCAGTTCATGTCTGGTTTAGGAAACGTAACCTTAACAAACTGTTTAGACTATACAACACTTGCACCTGGTATTCCTTATGCAGATGTTGCAGCGTTTACACTTGTTAACACTGGTGTGCCTTGTACTACACCTCCACCTCCGCCGCCTCCTTCTGGTTCTATTTGGACGATTAGAAATGCAGATTGTGGATTTGGTGAGATTTACGATGTTGGTATTAACGGTAACTTTATGGGAACACTAGAGGGTCCAAGTACATTCCCATTAACTTCAACTCTATATGGAATTAAAACAAATCCAAATGGAATTAACTATAACACTGCTAACAACACTGTTCAAGTTAATGTGACGACTAACTTACCAGGATCTGGTAACTGCGGATTCTTAAGAATTTATTTGAATGGAGGATTTTCGCCAACTTATGAGATTCAGTTTACTTCACAACCATACGTAAACATTTCTGGTTTGTATTTCGCACCTGGAGATCAAGTAGAACTGGTAGTTAACTGTTATCCAGATTGCGCACAACTATAAAATAATTAAAATAAAATGGCCGGTAAAGTCCAAATTAAAATAGACATTGAATCAGAATCAGTAGAATTTGCAACCGACAGAACTTTAACCTTGACCGAAAAAACAAGGTTATTGAAAAAGGAATTGCAAACTATTCCGGAAGGTACCAAAGAATGGCACGTTCTGAACAACACGTTTAATGACACTAAAGATGCTTTAGATAGAGTTAACACCAAATCTAGAGACATATTTGGTACCATGAGTTTGTTGCCTGGACCTATCGGCCAAGTTAGTAACACACTAGAACAAACAATTGATGCTTTTAAGATTTTTGGTTCGCTAAAAACTTCAGATTTGAAAGCACAGTTAGGAAATCTATTAACTGATTTTAAAGATGTTGCTAAGACAATTGGTAACCTAACTGGTATCACAAAAGTTTATACCACACTAAACAATGCACTTGCTTCTTCGTTTGTAAAAGTTGGTGTAGGTGAAACCGCAGCGGCGGCAGGAGCAAGAGCATTTTCTGCTGCACTAGTTGCAACTGGTGTTGGTGCTTTAATTGTTGCATTAGGTTTAGCGGTTAACGCGTTAATGGAAATGGCTAATGCAGAAAGTGATGCTGAAATAGCTACCAGAGAACTTAACGACGAGTTAGAAAGACAAAACACTTTACTAGATCTAAATGCAAAAGATGCTGCTAGACGTAGAAAAGTAACAATTGCAGAAATGCGTGCTGATGGTAAAACTGAAAAAGAAATTCGACAGTTTAATTTAAAAGAAGCACAAAAAGATTTTGATGAAGCGAAAGCAGCAGAAGTTGAAGCTGTAAAAACATATAACGATGCTTTAGGAAAAGCTGATGAAGAAGGACTAAAAAAAGCAGGCGAAAATCTAGATAAAAGGCAACAAGCAGTAAAAGATGCTTTATCTAATATTAAAGTTTTAGCAGCTGAATATAGAACTGAAGAAAATAAAGAGCAAGAATCAGCTAATCAAAAAGCAAATCAAAAAGCAGAACAACAAAGAGATAAAGATAAAGCAGCAAAAGAAAAAGAACTAGAAGAACTTAAAAAAGGAAACAAAGAAGCTTTACAAGAAACTAGGGATGCAAGGGTTAATGAGACTAATGAGGTAAACGAAAAGTACGACAATCTAGTTATGTTAGCTCAAAAATATGGTCAATCAACTAAAGATCTAGAAGCTGGTCGTATTGCTGCACTTTTAAAATTAACTGAAAAGTACAAAGAAGAAGACGAAAAGAAAGAAAAAGAAAAACAAGATAAAAAACTCGAAAATGCTAGGAAGTTATTAGAAATCGAGAAAGACCTTCACGAGTCTACTGTTGATGCAATGAAAGCCGGTAGAGATAAAGAGTTAGTAATTATTAAAGATGCAGGTCAGGAAAAAATCGATGCTTTCAAAAACGAATTAATGGAAGCAGAAAAGCTTAAACTTTTAACTGCTGAACAAGTTGCAGAAAAATTAGCAATTTTTACCAAAAACGTCAACGATGCAATTGCTGCACAGATTGAAGATCTAGATAAAAAAGATCTAAGTGAAAAATTAGACGAAAAATTACAACTTTTACAAATTCAAAGTGAAGGTTTACTTGCTGGAACGCAAGCATATTTTGATAACAGAAGAGCAATTATTAATGCTTCAGAACAAAAAGAGTTAGAAGATACAGAATTAACTGAAGCAGAAAAAACAGCAATTCAAGAAAAGTATGCTAGACAAAGAGACCAATTACGCAAAGAAGAAGTAGCTTCACTTGGTCAAACTATTTCAGCAACCATTAGTGCTATTTCTTCTGTGACCTCTGCACTTGCATCTGGTTACGACGAAGAAGCTAAGACAAGCGAAGAAGCTTTTGAAAAGAGAAAGAAACTACAAATTGCCACTGCAGTTATGAGTGCTGCTTCTGGGGTAGTACAAATCTTAACCCAACCTTCTACTTTACCTTCTCCGTTCGACTGGATCGTAAAAGGAATTAATGCTTTGGCTTTAGGAGTTGCAACAGCGATCAACATTAAAAAGATCAAAGCAACAAAATTTGAAGCTCCTGATGCAGGTGGATCGGAAGCGGCATCAGCTGTGACTGGAACCAAGTTTGCAAATGGTGGTATTTTAAATGGTCCAAGACATTCTCAAGGTGGAATCAGAACTAAGTATGGAGAATTAGAAGGCGGTGAGTTTGTTATAAATAGACGTGCCACACAATCATTTTTACCTATCTTAAGTGCAATTAATTCTACCGGTGTAAGGAAATATGAGAATGGTGGAATGACAGCTTCTATTGATCAATTACAATCGATGCTTATGAATCAACCAGCACAAATTGTTAAAACTTATGTGGTAGCTTCTGAAATGAGTAGCCAACAAGAAGCAGATAAACGCCTTAGAGATTTGGCAAAAATCTAAAAATCATATTCATAATATATTAAATCGTTATGGTTAAAAAAGAAGAAAAAAGAGTGGTAGAATTAGAACTTATAGATGATATGGAAGATTCTGGAGTTTCTGCTATTGCTCTTGTTGACGAACCTGCAATTGAAAAATTTTGGGTGTACATGAAGAAACACGCGTTTGTAAAACCATCTTCGGGTGAAAGTGAAGCTGAATACATTCCACGTTGTATGAGTGTGTTGGTAGGTGACGAAGGTTACGACCAAGATCAAGCAGCAGCAATCTGCTATTCCACTTGGAGAGAAGAACACGCCGCTGTAGATATGAAATTTGAAAGCTATACTGACTATCCCGAATCTGCAGTTAATGCTGCTAAGCGTGCACTAGAATGGGCAGAGGAGAATGGTTGGGGTGATTGCGGTACACCAATTGGTAAAGCTAGAGCAAACCAATTAGCTAACAAAGAACCTATTTCAGAAGAAACAATTGCCCGTATGGCAAGTTTTGCCAGGCATTTACAAAACAAAGACGTACCATATTCTGAAGGATGTGGAGGTCTTATGGTAGATGCCTGGGGTGGGCAAGCAGGAATCGAATGGGCACAAAACAAATTAGAAAGCATTCGGGAGAAAATGAGTTATGACACTAGTGCTTTACCACCTTATGTGGACCAAACCCAAAAGAAGAAACGCAAGTTTAATGAATATGGTTGTCCATCAGCCACAGTAGATATTGCTCTTAACTTGAAAAATCGTCAAGAAGCAATCGATGTTGCACACTACGGTCCATTGAATCCTAATGATCCTAATGAAGAATATTGGCAAGCAAAAGCAGATATGTTTAACACTTCTGTTGACGAATCTAAAAGTGCACTTTGCGGAAATTGTGCATTTTTCGTTAAGACTAAATCCATGCTGGCGTGTATTGCTGCAGGAATTGGCGAAGACGCCCCCGCAGATCCTTACGACTCTATTGCAGCTGGTGAATTAGGTTATTGCGAAGCATTTGATTTTAAATGCGCAGCAAGTAGAACATGTGACGCTTGGGTAACTGGCGGACCAATCACAGAGGAATTTTTAGAAGATAACCCGTGTTGGGAAGGCTACGAAGCTTATGGTCTAAAAGATGATGGCACACCAAACTGTGTACCAGTTAAAGCACAAGCATTTGCTGAAAGACCAATTGCTAGAATTCCGGAAGAGGAAAGAGGTCGTGAAGGTTCTGCTAAGAACGAACCAGGAGATACTAAAACCTCTAGAGGTGGTATTGAAGTTTCTGAAGAAGTAGAATCTAGCTTGAAAGAAAAAATACAAGAACATAACGAGAAGAATCCACAAGATAGCCAAAAAGCTGATTTAGGTATGCTTAAAGCAGTATGGCGCAGGGGCGCCGGTGCATACTCTGTAGGCACCCCAGGTCGCAAAGGTATGACTAGATCGCAATGGGCAATGGGAAGAGTAAATGCCTTCCTTAAAATTCTAAGTGGATCTGCTCCATCAGATAAAGACTATACACAAGACAACGACTTGTTACCGAAAAGTCATCCTAAGCACTCAGAATCAATGAGCAAACTTGCTTTTGCATTAGAGAAAGACAAACAAGTTATTGTTGGACCAGTTGCTATTCCAGACATAGAAATCTATAGAAGGGACGAAGCTACCGGTGAACCTTACTATGTTAAATTTTCTGAATCTACCATTCAGAGAATGCAAGAAAAATTCATGAAAGAATTAAGGAACCGGGATACAAATATCGAACATAATGAAAATCAAAATGCAAATTCTTACGTTTTTGAAAGTTGGATTGTCGAAGATCCTGAAACTGATAAAGCCAACACAGTTTACAATCTCGGACTCCCCAAAGGAAGCTGGGCAGTCAAAATGCGAGTTACAGACCCAGAAGTCTGGCAAAGTGTCAAAGAAGGAAAGTACAAAGGATTCAGTCTCGAAGGAAGCTTCGTTGACAAAGAAGACTTCGAAGACCTCCAAAAAGAAAAGTCAATGATCGAAGAGATCATGAACATACTTAAAAATTAATGAGGTTAGGAAATGTCAGTATGTTTTACTGTCATATACAACCACATAATTCAATAATAAAAGTCACTAACATGAATTACAAAAACAAACTTAATCAGATCCGCGTAGTTCTAGGATTGCAGATAAAGCTTGCTTCTGAGAAATTGGTTGACGGCACCCAAGTTGAAGCAGAAGAATTTGCACCAGGTATGGACCTAATGGTCGTAGCCGAAGATGGTAGCAAATCTCCAGCTCCAGCAGGTGAGCACGTTACAGAATCAGGACTTAAAGTTAAAGTCGATGATGCTGGAAAAATCGTTTCTGTGGAAAAAGAAGAATCTGAATCGGAAGGACCTAAAGTCGAGATCGAAGTGGAAAAAGCTGCTCAACCAGTTAAAATGGCAGAAGAAGATAAAGGACCAATTGATGGTTCTGAACCTGAAGCTCCAAAGAAAGAAGACGCAGTTGAAGAAAAAATTGCTGAAGTCATGAAGAAAGTAATGGCTGCAATGGAACCCATGATTGCTGAAATGGCAGACATGAAGGCTAAAATTGCAAAAATGGAAGAGCAATATAGCAAATTTGCGAAAGCACCTGCTACTGGTAAAATTTCCACTTTAAACACTCAAGCTGAAAAAGCGGAGTCTGTTGATATTGTCGACAGATTTAAAGAGTTAAGAAAAACTCTATAATAAAAAACGAATAAAATTATAAACTATGTCATTTAACGTCGCAGGTTTACAACCATACACGGATCAACTTTCAACAGACTTGATCATCCGTGCAATACTTAAACCACAATCAGTTCAAAACTTGACTATCAAACCAAACCTAACTGCAGGTACTACGGCTCTTAATATTTTAGGTGCTGGAGTTTCAGTTCAAGATTATGAGTGTGGCTTCGCAGGGGCCACCGGTAATACTACCATTTTTACTCAGCAAAATTTAGTCGTTGCTACAAAGCAATTAAAAGAAATCATGTGCGTAGAACCACTACGTGAATACTGGATCTCTTCTGTAATGAGCGCTTCTGCTTATGCAAACGAAACTCCAGTGTTCGAACAGCAAATCGCTGATCTTAAAGTAAGAGAAATTAATAAGTACGTGGAAAGCACATTGTGGGCTGGAGACGGTTCATCACTTGACGGATTGGTATTTCAAACTTCAGTAGCTGAAGGTGCTATCGATGGTACTTCTTTTGCTGCTGACTTCGCTTCAGCAACTGCAGCTTACGATGGTTTCTGGGGAATGGTAGATGCTTTAGCTGCTGCAAATCCTGCAGTACTACAAGAAGATGATTTAGTAATGTATGTTTCATACGCAACATATTCTAAACTAGTTCAGTCTCTACAAGCTAAAGGTAACTCAATTCTACTTCAGTATCCAAACATCAGCAATGTGTCTGGATCTCCTGAGAATTCCTTTGTTTTTCCGGGCACGAATATTAAAATTTTCGCTGCACCTGGAATCGTAGATTCTGGTTCTCCAGTATCTCCAACTGTAATTCTTGGTCCTAAGAAGTACGCGTTCTTCGGAACCGGTCTTAATAACGATCAAGATAAGTTCAGATTCTACTACGATCCAAGCGAAGATAACATTAAGTTCTTAGCTGCTTGGAGAATGGGTACTGCAGCAATTGCAAACCAGTTCATTTCAACTGTAGCTTAATTTAATCTATATAGAGTGTGACTTCGGTCACACTCTTACTAATAAAAAAATATAATACTTCATATGGCTTGTAACTTAACATACGGAATTTCGATAGATTGCCTCGATAGTATAGGGGGGGTCTCCGGTTCTATTTATATAAGTTCAGATGCTGATCTTGGTACGTTGACTTTGTCATCTGCCACTGGAAGTGTTTCATTGGTTACTGCTGCTACAGGCGAAACTGGAACTTTTTATGAGTTCGAAGTTGCTAAAAACGTAGCATCTTTCACAGAGACTTTTAACATCTCTAATGAAAATGGAACTGCTTTCTTTGAGCAAGCATTATCTCTGAACTTGCAAAAGATGGAAGCAAACAAAAGAAACGAAATTCTTTTGATTGCTCGCAACAGAAATTTAAAGGTTTTCTTTACCGATAATAACGGGAAGATATTCCTAATGGGCTATTCTAGAGGCGCTGTAGTATCTGCGGGTACTTCAGTAACTGGAACCGCGGTCGGGGATCTTAACGGATATACCCTCACCCTAACGGCCCAGGAGCCTGCGATGGCTTTCGAAGTCCAAGCACCGCTTGCAACAACATTTGCTGGTTGTACATTCGTAACTGCTCCGTAATTTTTTAGTATTTTCATATACTACCTAAACCAGATCGTGCGCACGATCGAGTTTAAAAGATCAGAATCTTTCTGGTCTTTTTTTATGTCATTTTCTTGAGAATACATATTCATGAATATCAAACACAAATTATGTCAGGAACATTAAAATTAGGAGCAACTGGTGGACAAATTCTATTTTCTACAAGTGGAACATCCGGGCTAGGAACTCCGGCAACTGGTTACGGATCATTATATTATGGTAGCGATCAGCAACTAAGATTAATGAACGATACTGGTGCAATTACTATATTAGGTGCTGGCGGAACAGGTTCAGGAACTTCAGGAAGCTCAGGAACTTCGGGTAATAATGGTGCAGGTATTTCTTACGGAGGTGGTAGTGTGGTAACAAACGTTGCAGGTTCAGTAGATGGATCTGCTTTAGTTTCTAATACCACAGGAGGTAATAACGTTGCAATTGGTGATAACGCATTAACTGCTAACACCACAGGTGGTAACAATACTGCAGTTGGTGATAATGCTTTGGCTGCAAATACTTTTGGACTTTCTAATATAGCAATTGGAGCTGGAAGTTTATACAATAATTTAACAGGTGGTAGAAACACTGCTGTTGGTTACACATCAATGTTTGCTAACACAAGAGGTAATGATAACGTTGCTATAGGAGAAGAAGCTTTAAGCACAAACGTAAATGGAGGTGCTAACGTAGCAGTTGGAAATAATGCTCTAAGATTAAGTATAGTTGGTAGTAACACAGCAGTTGGATTTAATGCCCTTGCTACTAATACTACAGGATTATCTAATACTGCAATAGGTGCAGGAGCATTATTTGCAAATACCACAGGTGGAAGTAACACTGCAGTTGGAGTTAGTAGTATGCAGTCAAATACTACAGGTATTAATAATACTGCTATTGGAGCTGCTACTTTAGATGCAAATACTATAGGTATACAAAATATAGCAATTGGAGCTAACTCTTTAGGATCAAATACTACTGGAGCTTACAATACTGCTGTTGGAACTTTTAGTTTAACTGCAAACACTATTGGTCAACAAAACGTTGCAATAGGCAATCAAGCAATGCAATCAAATGTTGATGGCGGTGGCAACGTTGCTATTGGAGATTCTTCTTTAGTTGCTATTACAGGATCAAATAGTAATACTGCAATTGGTGACGATACTTTATCAGCTTTAACAACTGGTTCTAATAACTTAGCACTAGGCAGATTTTCTGGTAATGCTATTACCACAGGATCTAATAACATACTAATTGGAGCCACTGGTGGCACAGCAGGTATGGCAAACACATTTGCTTATTATGCTGATGCTAATAACAATTTAACTGTTAATTCTGGAGCAGTTGTTTCTGCATCTAATACATCAGATCGTTATATTCCAATTGTAATTGGTGGCACAACTTATAAATTATTACTTAGTACATGATTAATTTAAGTGTAGGATCCGATAACGTCTTTGCCATTTATGCTGACACTATTGATAATAGTGTACAGGATTTTGGTGATTATTTCTTACTTGGATTTAAAAGTTTATACACTAATCAATGGGTGTATGTTGTACCACAAATTTTAACTCGCAATTCTAGATTCATTAAGTTTAATATCGAGGTTGTAGAATATCAATCTCCAGACGATCCTTTAAATGGTATTTTAGAAATATTTCCGCCGGGTAATTATTCTTACAAATGTTGGAATACAAACTCGGCAACTTTAGATCCTTCTGCTGGTTTATTAATCGACGAAGGACAAATGATTATGGCGAACTACACGCCTCCAGAAGTCCAGACTTACACTTACATTTCAGATAATGAAACGTTTGCAAGTGTGATTTATTATTCTGGACCTGCTAATGATTGTTTGATTGATGCAGAAAATTCTATTTTCTACGTCAATGAAGATATGACAACTTTATGTCAACCACTAATCATTGCTGAAGATGGTTACGCAATAATAGAAGACGGTTTTACTTGGTCGTTTAATTAAAAAAATTTTATAACATGAGCGGTAAATTACGCATACAGAACGAAGGAGAAATACAATTTGGACAATGGAGTACTAGCGGTACCGGTCCAGCTAATCCTTCTGCAGGTTATGTTACTTTGTATTCACAAGGTAGCCAAATCAAAGCGAAAGATCAAAATGGTAATATAACCGTATTTGGATCTTCAGGAACATCAGGACAGTCTGGTAGTTCCGGGACATCTGGACAATCAGGATCTTCTGGTAGTTCTGGACAATCTGGAACAGCAGGATCTTCCGGTACATCGGGTACGGGTTCACCAGGTACATCAGGAACAAGCGGACAAAATGGATCTTCTGGTAGTTCTGGAGTAGACGGATCTTCTGGTAGCTCTGGCGTAAACGGAACTTCTGGTAGTTCTGGGCAATCTGGAACAGCGGGAACATCAGGAAGTTCAGGTTCATCTGGACAAACTGGTTCTTCAGGTAGTTCAGGTTCATCTGGCGTAGACGGAACCTCTGGTAGCTCTGGCGTAAATGGAACCTCCGGTAGCTCTGGCGTAAACGGAACATCAGGTAGTTCTGGAGAATCTGGAACATCAGGATCTTCCGGTAGCTCAGGTTCTTCAGGAACATCTGGAGCTAACGGTATCTCTTCTGGTCAGCTTTATTATTTTAACCAATCACAATCTTCTGATGTTGCTCCTTATAAGGTACTAAATCCTATTCCTTCTGGTGGAGCACAACAGACTTTAACCACTAACTTAACCAGTCTTCAACAAAACGTTTTAGTTCAAGAATTTTTAACTCCTGAATTAGGATTTGCTGTTATCCCAGGTGGACAACAAACATTCCATTTTCATTATTTAAAACAAGCATCCGCAAATCTTTTAGATGCATACGCAACTATTGAATTAGCAAACTCTGCCGGTGTAGGATATGGAACGATTTTAACAACAGGAGTAGCACAAGTTGGATGGGTTGGAGTGTCAACACCATCATTAGTACTTTGTGATTTAACTTTACCAACCACAACTATTAATACGACAGATCGTATGATAGTTAAACTATATTTAAACAACAACGATAACCAAGCACGTTCAGTAGATTTTTATACAGAAGGCACACAATACTATTCTTTTGTGGTAACTTCAGTAGGTGTAATTTATGCAACTAGTGGAACCTCAGGTAGTTCTGGACAAAACGGAACATCAGGTAGTTCTGGACAAAACGGAACATCAGGTAGTTCTGGCGAATCAGGAACATCAGGTAGTTCTGGCGAATCAGGAACATCGGGAGTATCTGGTAGCTCAGGAACCTCCGGCGAGTCTGGAACATCAGGTAGCTCAGGTAGTTCTGGGGAATCTGGAACATCAGGAACCAGCGGAGCTAATGGAGCAACCGGTGCAACAGGTAGTGGAGCAACCATTAACAACAACGCAGATAATCGTGTGATCACCGGTTCTAACACACCAGGAGAACTTAATGGAGAAGCAAATCTAACATTTGACGGATCTACCCTAAGTGTTAACTCTATTAAAGTTACACGCGGGGGTGCTAACGACGCATCTAATATAGCTATTGGTGTAGGATTACCCTCTAATACTGCCAATGGAATAGACCAAATTTCCATTGGAAATAACTTAAATCTATTTCCTGGTAGTTACGACACTATTGCTATTGGTAATAATGTGGCTAAAAGTCTTACTATTGCCAATCCAAATAACAGTTATGATAATATCCTAATTGGATATGGAGCTGCAGAACTTTCTAATCCTACCCTTTTCCGTGGTAACACAATGATCGGAGGTTATAGAACTTGGGCAGCAGGGGGTTATGCACTGCAAAATACTTTAGTAGGTGTGCAAATTGGAGAATTAGCTACAGGAGCAAGCGCTTCTAACACTGCTATGATTGGAGCTCTTCATGCTTCCAATGCTAGTGGAGCTATATTTTCTAACTCTTCATTAGTTGGTAGCGGACAATTTTTAAATGCAAGAAGCGCTAACGTCAATGGTTCACAATTTACTGGACGATTACTTTTCCAAAATGCTAGTGGCGCTAGTGTTACTGGTTCATTTATAGCTGGTGATAATATAGCCGCAGGAGGTTCTGGAGCTACCTTTAGTAATGCAGTGGTTTTAGGAAGTAACGCTCTCCGTAATATTACAGGAGCTACGATTTCAAACACTGTGGCAATCGGTGCCGGACTTGGACAAAACGGTGCCACAGCATCTTATAATAATACAGTGGCAATTGGTCCAAATGTTGCCTTCGGAGGCACTGGAGGAAATTTTAATAGTTCTGTATTAATTGGTAACTCTGTAGCAATTGCAGGTACTGGAAATAATTCTAGTTCAGTTATTATTGGTTCCGGCGCTGGCCAATATGGAGGACAATCTAATTCAGTTATTTTAGGTGCGGATGCAGGAAGAGGAATTACAGGAAGTAACTTAGATGGTAACGTCTTTATCGGATTCCAAGCAGGTCAATTAAATAATGCCTCTTATAACACCGGATTTGGAACACAGTCAGTACAAAATAATACCACAGGAGCTTTCTTAACGGCATTGGGACATGGGACCCTTCAGGCGAACACAACCGGTAGTGGAAACACGGCCCTCGGCAGATATGCACTTAATGCAAACACCCTAGCAGATAACAATACAGCAGTTGGTTATAACGCTTTATTGTTTAACACTATTGGTACACAGTTAACTGCTGTTGGAGCAGGTGCTTTAGCAAATAACACTACAGGATCTTTCTCCTCAGCATTTGGTTCCAGTGCACTTGTTAATGCCACATATGGTGCAAATAACACTGCAATAGGTCAAGTTGCTTTACAAAATTTAACCACAGGTTTTTCTAACACTGCACTCGGTAATGCAGCAGGTAATAACTTAACAACCGGAGCTTACAATACATTTCTTGGAGAAAATGCTGGATCTGGTATCACAACTGGTATCGGTAACGTGGTGATTGGTCGTAATGTGACAAGTGCCACTGGCGGTTTAAACAACAATATTCTACTTGGAGATGGCGATGGAAATATCCGTATGCAATTCAACGGAGCTACGGGTGTACAACTAAACTATTCTCAATTAAGTTTTGGAACCACATTGCCTGCTAAAATGGGTATGGCAAGCGAATCTACCTATTTAACTAGAGAAGGAACAGTAGTTAATGCTAATAGTACCATTATTGGATTTGCTGCTGCGAATAGTATAAGTTCTGGTGACTACAACGTCTTCGTTGGTAGAGCAGCAGGATATGGGGTAACTACAGGATCTGGAGCAGTTGCAATTGGTAATTATTCAAGTGCTCTTGGTGGTAATGCTTCAGATTTTGTGACAATTGGATCTGGTGCTGGTCTATTTAATACTGGTAATAAAGTGGTTACAGTAGGTCAAGGATCATTGTATAATAACACTGCGGAAGGAAGTGTGGCACTAGGATTCGAAACAGCTTATAATAATACTTCAGGTACAGAAAATACTTCTATTGGATTTAAAGCAGGTTACACGAATGCAACTGGTGGATCTAACACTTATATAGGTTACCAAGCTGGATATGCTGCTACAGGATCTGGCAACACCATGATCGGAGCTGGATTATCTGGAGCAACTGGTAGCAATCAATTAAGAATTTCTACTGGATCTGGTACTCAGATTTACTCTGATGCAGGAAATTCCATTTCAGTATACAACATGTTTATTCCTAAACTAGATACAGCAGCAAACATTACCGGAACTGCTTCACCAGTTGCAGGTATGATGGCTTATGATACCACTGGAAATCAGATAGTATTCTATAACGGAAGTGCATGGCAAAAAGTAAGCTTCACAGCATTATAATATAAATCTAAATAAAATGAGCGTAAGAT